AATGTGTATGATTTGAAATGGTTGCGGGCACGGATTCCCTCTTCAGTGTCTGCAGCAGTGACCAGGGAGTAGTCGCCTCGACTGAGCCAGTTCTTGACCATGGTCTTATTAGCATCGCTGACCTTACGAGCCTGGTCGTCGATGGTTTCCCATTTGTCTTCTTTGTAGTAGCCCTCGTTGATACGCTGCGCGGCAGCAGCACAGGCCCAAACTGTTTCAGCAGTGAATTGCATGGTGGCTCCTTGTTTGTTCATGTGTGTATTATAACACTATGTATCCAATCTGTCAACCAATTTGTTTGGAGTGCCGGAAAAGAAAAAAGGTGTTGTATTTCTACAACACCCTCAAAAGACGCCCCGGGAGCGAATCGGCTTGTCTTTGTGATATCTCTATTACAGAGTGATGCCCAATGCTTTGGCCTTGTAGCCTAGAGCAACGATCTCGCGGCTTGGTTGGCCCATCACGTATTCTGTGACAGTAACACCGTTGCCAGCTGTGCGTTGGTTAGCATAAACAGCATAACCACCTTGCTTGATGCGGCTGACTTCTGCTGACAGATTGCCTACGCCCATTTTCTTGGCTTTAGATGCTGTCAATGCTTGACCGTTGTACAGTGCTGTGAAGACTTTGAAAGTCTTGGTTTCTGGATTGAATCTCTTCATGTTTAAGTTTCCTTTGTTGTGGCTGTTGTTCTACAGCGTTCTACTATATTACATGAGCCTGCTGTAGAACACAACCTCAATCTTTCCGTTTCACAGTGACATTTGCTCGAAAGAACACACCCAGGATAACCACCGCACACCATGTCCAAAACGTGAACTCAATGGCCAGTGTAGGGAACAGTGTGTTCAGACTCCATACCACCAACCACGGCCCAAGAGCTGCCAGTAGTATGATCAGGAATATGCCTAGGATGACTTTGGCTGTTGTATCAAGCATTGATGATCTCCTCAATCTCTTCTATTCGTTTCAATTCGGCAAGTTCCTTTTCGATCTCTTTGACCTTGCGTTTACCGTTGACATCTGTGCCCTTTTTATAGACCATCCACAGGTGGTGTTCGCAATAACTGCGACCCGGGAACAGCTTATCGCCGCACATCTTGAACGGGTACTCTTTCTGCTCTGCACCAATGTACTGGCACCCAGTGATATCTGCGCTCATCTCAACCTCGCTTCATAACAGTTACTTCAGCCATAGCCTTCCAGTTGTCAGCAAATGCCTTGCGCAATTGTGCAACCTTGAGTACAGTACGCAGGCTCAGCTCACGTAGTTTAGCACGATTCTCTATGATGAAGTCTACCACTTCATCGCGAACCACGGGCTCAAACTCATATGAGTCCAACATGCCGTCTTCTACGATCTGCTTGATACGCAGGACCTTCTCACGGTCTGTGTCCATTTGAAGATCAATGTAGTGACAACGTGATTCCAAAGCAGCCAAGTGATCCTGTAGCTTCTTAGAGCGCACGTTCTCAAACTTGATGTTTGTGATAAAGATAGCACCTGCCTTGAACTCAAAGCGATCTGGGATGCCTTCTGAACGCAACACACGGCTGTCAGTGTTCCAAGAGATAGTACGCTTCTTGGACGAATCCAAAGCGGCCTTAAGGATGTTCAAGCTCAAGTCATCAAGCAGTACTGAGTCACAGTCATCAAACACAATGATGTTCTTCTCTGCTGAGTACTCGTAGAGCTTGGCATACAAGCCAATGGCACTCATAGCACCCTTGACGATCTCATAGCGTGGCTTACGCTCGCCTAGTGTATTGAACAGGTCGTCTTTGGCTAGTACTTCTTCAACACCAAAGCTCTTGCCCACACCTGGAGGGCCTGTAACGATCATAGCACGTACATCACCTGCCTTCACTGCCTTGGTCATGTCTGTGAGTACTTGGAAGCGAGCACGAGTCTTTTCGATGATCTCTTCGTCAGTCTTGTGTGCTACAACTGAATCAGGCACTTTGACCTGTGTGAAGTCTGTGACTTCTGCTGTGCCCTGCTTGACGGGCTTCTTGAGAGCCTGTAACATAGTCACACCTGCAGGAGCACCTACGGACATTTGTATGTCACTTTGGTTACAGAACACCTTACAGGTCTCACCACCACCTTTGATGTTGTACCCTGAACGGGCCTTGATGTAGCCTTCCCAACCGTCGCGAGCTTCTGTGACAAAGTCTCCGACCATGTCCAGCTCAATGCCAGGAAAGATTTGATTGCTCTTAGAGCCATATTGGCCCTGGGCTAGTGTAATACGCATGGATTTCGCTCCTGTGTGTGTTGTTAACATAGTATCTATTATGCACTCAAATAGGGGTCTTGTCAACCCCTATTTGTGTGTTGTTATCCTGCCACAGTCTCAGCTGTAGCTGCCAGCGCATCTGCCAACGGTACTAGTCCGTTCTTCACCAGTCCCTTGGTCTCATATACAGCACCCGCGTACCACACACCATCACGCATGATATAGTAGTACTCACAGCCGCAGCCGTGAACCTGCTCAAGGAACTCTTCAAAGGTGTGCGAGACCTGCCAGCTGACATCCGTTTCGCCACGGTCGCTGTAGAAGTTCATGGCGTTGACAGTGACCTGTACGCCGCTGTTGTCTCCACGTGAGACCAGCTCATTGGCTGTTGCTGAATCATAGTTAGCCAACAGCAGCTTGCCTGTGTAGTCTAGATAGCCATCATAGTGGCAATAGACGCTCTTGCAGACTGTGCCATGCATTACACCTACTCTTGATCTTGTTCCCATTTCGCGCTCCTTTTGTTTAACTTAGCCTAGAGTATAACACAGGCCGGAGCCTGTGTCAACCAATTTATACAATCGCAAACGCATTCAACGCTTCTTGTGCAGAAGCGTCCAACATCACTGAATCCATAGCACGCTCTTTCTCGTACTTGACTAGGTCAATGTATTCTTCCAACGCTTCTTGTTTAGCAGTCATAGCAGGCCAAACAACATCTTGGGGGTTAAGGTAAGGACCAGTGTAATCCCGCTTTTCCTCTTTAAGAGTGATCTCGCCGCTGCGGATGCCCTCAAACACCATGCCCCATGTGGGCTGTTGTGGACGGCCTGTAGGACCAAACAGTTCTACTCGCTTGGCTTGGATCTTGTCACGTTCTTCTTCGTTAAGACGCTGGATAAAATACTCACGCTGTGCTGTTTCCATCTTTCGCTCCTTTGTTGTTAAGTGTCTATTATATACTCAAACCGCAGACCTGTCAACCCCCCAGCATGCGCATGAGTTCGTTGTGCAGATAGCTGACTTCTTCCTGTGGCACGTAGAAGTCCGTGCGAGGATCATAGTAGCTGCCCTCTTTGGGGTCATAGTACAAGGGCCTGCCACCTATGTTGAATGGTCCCTCTAGGCCCTTGCGAGCTGAATAGCCCTGCAAGACATCGTTGACGATCCTATAACCCATATCAATCTCCTCTACAATCAGTGTTCAGTGCAGGGTTCAACAGTCTGCGCAACTCAACTTCTCGCTTGTGAGCAGCTGCCTTGCCACGGACGACCTCGTGTACTAGTACTTCAATCTCGTTCTTGTCATTTAAAGAGCGCAGGGCTTCACACAACAGCCATGCCTTGTTCTCAGTCTTTGCGCGATAGAAGTGCTTGGCGGCACGTGCCAACACGCTCTTGTTAATAGTAGTCTCAGTCTTAGCTGTGACACCTATGTACGCGAGTCCGTGTACACGAAGCTCGTATATTATGTGATTGCGATCAGTGCGTTTCTTTCTCATCATGTCTCTATTATAGCACCAATCTGCACTGCTGTCAACCAAACGGATTATGACCCTGTATGCTCTAGGGTTTCTCAGGAACCTTGTGCAGTCTGTGGCTAGACTGCCACAGTTGTGATCTAGCCACAGCAGCGACTGAGTCTGTGCTGCTGCACAGTGCTGCAACGTTTACTGGCCCGGCGTAGAGGAATCGAACCTCTATTGACGGCTTAGAAGGCCGCTGTATTATCCGTTATACTAACGCCAGATCCTGTTGCACTGCTGCGTGAACCAGTCACACGTTGTTACTGGTGGGCCCCCCGTGAGTCGAACACGGCACCAACGGATTATGAGTCCGCTGCTCTAACCAACATGAGCTAGAGGCCCGAAACTGTGATTTAATCTGCTGTTGATCCCTCGTGATTGTCGTCAACTAAGATCTCTGCTGCTTGTACTGGTCTCTCAGCCCTAAATCCTGATTCACGTGATCCCTTCATCACGAATCTGTGTAGATCCTCCATCCTCTCAGCAAATATGTCAGGTGCTGCCTCTGCTGCATGCTGCATGTCAAAGGTGGTGGGATAGTGACGCAGCATGCTTCTAGCTGTGTCACGTACAAGTTTGGGTACTCTGGGTGTGTGCTGAGGATTACAGAGATCCAATAAGAACCTCTGGGTCTGCACTATAGCACGATATCTTTCATCTGGTAATGTCATATCTGGATCTCTGCTCCTAGATAGCAGTCTTTTCTTGAACATGTGTATATTATACGATCAAATCCAAATTCTGTCAATGGTTTTTTCAGCGTTTTGTGATATCACGCAGCGGGGCCTCTGGCTGGAATTGGGTTTTTGGCTGCTGATACAATGGATCTAATATGAACTCTGGCTTGATCCCTGCTAGTAAAGGATCTACAGTGAACTGATCACAGGTAGTGTACACAGCCGCGGGCCAGTATCCTCTTGTTGCGTGTGCGCGATACAGTGCGTATACAGCTTGTTCACCAGTGATCATATAGTATATTTACAGTGTACAGCATAATATCCTGCAGCGGGGCCACTGTATATGCAGGGTTTTACAGTTGAAGCCGCTGGTTCTATGTGGATGAATGGTGAAAACAGGTCAAACAAGGCTGATTCTACAGTAGAATCTATAGTATATAGAATCGCGAGGTCGGTGGAGGGAGAGGCTATGCTCAAATGGTCAGCATAAGATGCTGCGATTCCCACGATTCACAACATTTTATACTGTGTCTCCCGCTATTCTCAGCGTATTCACCACACAACCCCCAAGATCTCACACAGTACGCATATACTATATTCACTATACGTATACACTACGTAGACCTTAGCAGCGGGGCCTAGGGGTCGTCCTCGCTCTGCGAGAGACTCCCTACACATAACTCACAGTTTGGGGTTGTGATCATTATAAGTTTGCTGTACACTGAGAGTATATGTTAATCCACCGTCACCTTATTGTAAGAGCTACTGTTGCTAACCCTCCTCGAGACTGTGCTACAGTTGACACATGGCTTACACAGCTATGCGAACTTATTGGAATGCGTCTACTAGCAGGTCCCATCACTGCGTATGTTGAGGACGTAGGCAATCAGGGTGTCACGGGTGTGTGCATTATATCTACCAGTCACATAGCTGTACACGTATGGGATGAACCAGATCCTGCAGTCATACAATTGGATGTTTATACCTGTGCTAGGCTAGATCCACATGCGGTAATACGTCACTTAGATCAGTTCTCACCCGTAAACATAGACACACACTACTTGGATCGAGACACTGAGTTGTCTGTTATACCAATGTGACGATCTTGTAGTGTACACAGGCCCAGAATGTAACCCAGCTTGTGAATCCCAGTGTCATTAACAGTATTTCCACTTCAGCTAGATCTCTCTGCCAGCGTTCTCGATCAGTCATCTCAGCTCACGTTGTTTGCGTATAACACCACGAACACAGTGTTGTCTACGTTCCCAATTTGAGATCTTATCGCAGAAGGCTGCTGAGCCACTGTAGCTGGCCATACACTCCCATCGATCATCAGCGGTCTTTTTCATATTACACTGGTTGATGTCGGCGGCTTCAGCTAGTGTAGTAAATGCTGTGAGTATCAGGGCAAAGAACAGTGAGTTAACCATGCAGTTATTTATTATAAAAATCTCTCGCGCTGCTGCTTCGCAGCTGATAAATAATCACATGCTGAGAATTTTCCACTTCAATGACCACACTGAGTTAGATCGCCTGCGAGCATGGTTTGCCGTGGCTGATCATCGCTGTCAATTGATACACACTGAGATCGCTGGACAAGTTCAATACCGTGTGGTAGTGGACTCTAGAGAGAATCAAGCAGATCTATTCTCTGCAGAGTTTGCGGCAGCTGTCGCTGAGACTGAGTTTCCCGTACAGCATCCTGCACCATGAGAATCTTACCTGCTGTGATCCTTGCGTTTGTGCTCACAGGCTGTGCCACAGTACAGTCTTGGATACCTAGTTTCTGGGACGCGAATCAAAGCAGTCGTATCACTGACGTGCAATTGGCAGTGGATCGCTTGGACTGTGCTGGGGATCAACTGTCACAAGTTAGAGGCATACGTGATGATCTTCGTTGGTTTGAACTCTACAGTCGCAGCAAGGGCACGGTGCAGCAGGATGTGATACGGTTGATCGCACCCATGCAAGAAACCGTTGAGGACATGTACAAACGCAACACGGAGGGTCGGGGCAGTGTCACATACTGTGAACTCAAAAGACGTGTCATGCAACAACAGGCGCAGCGAGCAGCTGCGGGCATACAAGGGAGATGGTAATGGTAGAACTACACGAGATCGCAGCTACAGGTCCTGGATGGGCTCGTGAGCGAGCTGAAATGGCTCTGGCCATAATGAGCCAGTACGAGGGCGGGGGTCTTGAGCTAGACGAGTATCAAGAGCTGATGCGAGACCTAGTGCGATCAGACACACTGAATGCACAGGCTGACGATCAGGAACTCAAGAACTTGCTGGTGAGCTGTGTGATGATAGGAGCAAAATTAGCATGAAGATCACGGAAATCATCACAGAGAATATCTTTACCTGCGACTACAGAACAGTCATGGACGCTGTGGCCAGCTTGTATCAAGAACACTATGACGTCAATATCTGGAACAATGCAGAAGCACATGACGCTGCGGCCCAGGTGTTGATGAAAGAACATCCCACCCAGGAAGAGCTGGAGTTTATCATAGACACCCAGGAACTGCCAGAACGATTCCAAGACCTCAACTTCCCACTCAA